CTATAGGAGTTGGTCCTTCTGTAAACGAATACGACACTTGGAGTATTCCAGAACAATTAAATATCAACGCATTAAATTTAGTAACTAATATACCAAATGGTGGAGTAGAAGGATATTCGATTACATTTGATGCCGGTCGTGGCACCGTGCCTAGTAATGCAATATTACCAAAATATCAAGGAAAACACGTACGAATATTTCAAATGATTCTTGCCTCTAATTTTGGACATAGTACGTCTATATTAAAAGTTAAAGGACAAGTTTTTAGAACAAGTAGATTAATAGGAGGTTCTACATCTCCACCACAGAATATACAAAGGTAATATTTATATAAAATGAATAAAACTACAGTACTTTTTCCAGGCGGGTTCAAACCAATCACCGGTGCCCATTTAGCATTAGCACAACGCTATGCAAACTCTTCTAATGTAGAACGAGTAATTATGCTAATCGGACCAAAAGAACGAGACGGCGTAAGTCGTGCCGATAGCGATGAAATATTCAGATTAATCAACAACAATTCTAAGATTGAACTTCGTGCTACAGACTTTAACAGTCCCATAATGGCTGCGTATGAATTTTTATTTGCACTACCGGAAGGCGACCATGGAACATATGCAATGGCAGCATCTCGTAAAGGAGATGATTACGCTAGAACATTGAGTTTTGCTGGAAACGTAGAAAAATACAAAACAATTGGAGACAAGAAAGGCAGAAAAATACCTGCAGGCGTAGAAGTTAATCCATTAGAAATTGATGTAGATCCATTAACATATAGCAACGGGGAGCCTATCTCAGCCAGCACTATACGACAAGCAATTGCTAATAATGATTATGAAACATTTGCGGCATCATATCCTGGAGCAAAAGAAGCTGTTATAAAGAATATTTGGCAAATGCTAACCGGAGTACAAGAGTCAATATTTAGCAAATCTTGGTGGAGCAATCAATTAGCAGAAGATGTCGACGAAGTAGCAGAAGGATATCAAACTACTAAAATGGCTAAGTCTCACAACAAGAAAATAAAAAAATTAAGAAAACATTTAGATCGGAGTCGTGGAGAAGAATTTACATATGATTTTGCTAATTTTGGTAAAACTGTATTTGGTGCACCGTTATATGAAAATTATATTACACGCGATGAATTAAAATCTATAGAACCAACTGTAGATCGATTTTTTAAACGTTTCGGCATTGATGTAGACTTTCAAGGATATGCAACACATTTTATAGACCGACTAAATGATCCTAGAAATGAAGGAACAATTACATTAGACGATTTAGAAAACTTATTTTTAGATTTATCGTCAGAATATGGAGAAGAAATAGTTCAGCAATTTCAACAACGTAATCCATCCGCAGTAACATCAGACTACCAGTTTGACGTTCCTATTCATATGCCATTTCAATTACGTTTTGATCAGAGTTTAGGACAAATTAAATTAATTCCTAGAACAGTTAAAGCACAACGTCGTCCGTGGAGATCGAATAATCCATCTGATAAAATATACACAATCGAAAACGTATTAACAGAAGGTGGTGCAGCCGGCCACATGAATCATCCTTATGACTCTCATGGATTAACTTTTAATGACATGAAAGAAATAGTATCTAGAGCATTAGAAGGTCGTCTGGACATGGAAGAAGCTGTTACTGAAAAGACTGACGGACAAAACATTCAAGTAACATGGAAGAACGGCAGGCCTGGTTTTGCTCGTGGTATTAAAACCAGAATCAATCCACTTACACCAGACGAAATTGTTGCAGAGTTTGAAGCAAAATATCAAAAATCAGTAGAAGCTAATGGAGTAAAAGGAGCAGAAGGATATAAATTAGTAGTAGACGCCTTTCGAGCGACAGCAGAAGATTTAACTGCGTCATTAAGCAAATTATCTCCGGAAACACTTATGCGTATATTTAAAAACGGCAAAGTATTTGCAAACATGGAAATTATATATCCTGCTACTACCAATGTTATTGCCTATGAACAAGCAGTACTACAGTTTCATAATCTTGTTGAATATGATGACAAAGGCAAAGTAATTGAAACTGATTTAACTGGTGGCACAATGCTTCAACAAGTAATACAAGATGCTAACGCTCATATGCAAAAGACATTTTCATTTATTCCTCCTAACAAATTAAAATTGGGTCGTATAGAAGATTTTGAAGATCAACAAGCAGCATTCTTTGCTGAAATAGACAGTTTAAAAGATCAATTTGGACTTAAAGAAACCGATCGGGTATCTGAATATCACAGAGCATGGTGGAAAGATGTTGTACGAGAAAAAGCATATCAATTAGATTATGCTATACCAGAAGATGTTTTAGAGATACTAACTAACCGTTGGGCATTCAATGATAAGTCTACGAGAATAAACAATGTAGTTAAAATGATAGACAACGAATCTTTTGCTACATGGGTATCAGCATTTGACAAAAAAGATTTTAAAGCATATCAAAAACAAAATATAGAACCATTTGAATCTATATTTTTAAAACTTGGCGCGGTGGTATTGAAAAACATAAAAAACTATTTAGCAGCAAGTCCAGATAAAGCAGTACGGCAAATTAAAAAAGATTTGATGTCATTGATTAAAGATTTACAAACATCAGATAATCCTGACACACTTAAAAAGTTAGAAACACAATTAAGAAAAATAGAACGAATGGGTGGCTTTGATACTATAGTACCAATCGAAGGTATAGTATTTACATATGGTGGTAACACATACAAGCTAACAGGATCATTCGCTCCAGTAAATCAGATACTAGGAGTGTTAAAATACGCAAGGTAATATTTATATTAAATAAACGGATAAAACAATGGCAAAAAACGAAACAAAGCATAAAAGCAAATACACTAAGCCTAAAGACGAAGCAAAGTCTCTAAAGCCTGAAACTAGAAAAGATATTAAAGACTATACTGGAGATGAAGCTCACGGTATGGTACCAAATTTAGTTAAAGGTATTCAAGAACTTGTTCCAAGAAATATTAACGGTGAAGTGATTGATGACGTAGAAAATATGGTTCCAAAAATTAAAGATCATATTTACAAAAAAGTTGAAGAAGGAGATTATTCTCCAGAGCATGCTCGTAAAGTTTTTGAAAAATTACAAATTGAAGATAGTGAAGGATATCTAGATGCCATGGAAAACGGCGTTTACAGTATCAAAGAATCTATTAACAAGTTATCTGAATCACAAAAAGAAAAACTTGTGAGAATGTATGTGCGCAATAAAATTGTTAAAGTTTTACAAGAACAAGCAGCGCCTCCTGCAGATCCAATGGCTGATCCAATGGCTGATCCAATGGCCGCACCAGCACCTGACGCAGCAGCACCAGACGCAACAGCACCAGATGCCGCACCAGTAGACGATGTTTCTAGTAGTAATATTGAAAGTGCTACGAAAACATTTGAAGACGCTCTTAAAGATGAATTTTTAGCAAACGCAACTAGTGGTACTGAAAAAGCAATGAAACCATTAATTCAACATTATGAAACAAATAATGATCAAAAAGATGAAATAGCTCAAGGTATAGCAAATGTATTGAAATCTGCAAATATAACATTGCCTGCAGCATCTTCAACCGATCATACAAAAAATGATCAACCTGAGCAACAACCTTAAATATAATATTATGGGAAAAAACAAGTTACAAAACATCAAAGCTCTCGAGCAAATGCTTGACGGCACACACAAATTTCAAACCAAAAAAACAATAGGATTCAGTGACGCAGAGTCGGAGTCTAAACGAAATGAACGCCATGAGGTAGGTGATACATGGGAAGACGTCGACGCTAACGGAAATATATATGTTATAGAACAACATGATGGATTCCGTACTCGTAAACCAAAAAATTCTCAAGTATTAAGTGAAGTTCGAGAAGAATTACGACTATTTTCTAATTGTCCAAAAGAAACTTGCACTTGCGATCCAACATATCATCTCAACAAAAAAATGCGAGCAATACACGGAATGTGCTTTGACTGTGTTATTGATATGGAACATGAATTAAAAAAGCAAGGTAAATTTGAAAACTATGCTCGAGAAAAAATGCGAGCTAATGCATTAGCTTGGTTACAAAAAGCAGAACAAGATGTTAATATGTTACGAGAAGCATATACAAAAGCATCTAAATTAGTTATTAACGGACAAGGAGATACTGAGTCATGGGCAGCACAAATGACTCCAGAAGAATTCGAAGAAAAAGTTACAAAAGGATTTGAAAAATATAAAGAAGATTTTTTAAATAAATTAGATAAACACACAAGCGGAGAAAACAATGAAAATTTGGAACAAAATTAAATCATCATTATTATGGATTGGTATTGGTATAGTTGGAATATTAGGACTTATAGCAACATTTGGAAAATTATTTACACGTAGATCTACAGATAAACTTCAAGACAAAATTGAAGACAATGAAAAAAAGATTGAGCGAGTTAAAGGTAAAGAAGATCAATTAAAAACACAAAAACGTCAAGTTAAAAAAGAACTAACTGATCTTAAAGAAACAGTTAAAAAAACTAAAACCGTTAAACGTAAACCTGCACCAAAAAAAGTGCCAGCAAAAAAGAAAACTACTAGTTCAGCAAAGAAAAATATTGTTTCTAAAACAAAAAGAAAAAAATGAAACAATTAATTTTTATATTGTTATTTCCAATAACTGTATTCGGACAAACAGTAACTGACACTTGTTTTACAGAACAACAGATACACGATATATCAGAAACATTAAACGAATTATATTATCAAGATTCAGTTAACAATGCATTAATATCTCAACAAGAAGCAGTCATTGAAAAACAAGATGAATTGCTTCGTTTAGATTCTTTGCAGTTAGAATACAAAAAACAACAAATAGATTTACTTGAAGAAAACATAGATTTATATGTTAAGCAACAAAAAAAGCTTCAACCTAAATGGTATAATCATAAAGCTTTATGGTTTGGTAGTGGTATATTAACTACAATATTAACTGGTAAATTAATTGTAGGAGCAATTAACTAATGGCAAATCCAAACATAAAAGAAATCATTCAACAGCAGTATCAAATGTGTGCTGCAGACCCTGTATTCTTTATGCGTCAATATTGTTATATACAACATCCAAAGCGAGGTAAAATAAAATTTAATTTATATGACTTTCAAAAAGACTCATTAACACAGTTACGAGACAACAGATACAGTGTTATATTAAAGTCTAGACAGTTAGGTATTTCAACGTTAGCAGCCGGTTTTGCATTATGGAGCATGTTGTTTAATGAAGACTTTAATGTGTTAGTTATTGCAACTACACAAGAAGTAGCAAAAAACTTAGTTACTAAAGTTCGAGTAATGCATGATAATTTACCAAGTTGGCTGAAAGGTACTATAGAAGCAGACAACAAATTATCTTTAAAATTTAAGAATGGCTCTCAAATAAAAGCCGTATCAAGTGCAGGTACCGGTGCACGATCAGAAGCATTGTCATTGTTAATAATAGACGAGGCTGCGTTTATTAGAAACATTGAAGAGATATGGATAGCATCTCAAGCAACACTATCAACAGGTGGGGGCGCAATAGTTTTATCTACTCCAAACGGTGTAGGTAATTGGTTTCATAAAACTTGGGTGGACGGAGAAACAAATGCACAAACACAATGGCATAATATTAAACTACATTGGACAGTGCATCCAGAACGAGATATCGAATGGAGAAATGATCAGACACAATTATTAGGTGAACGAGGCGCGGCTCAAGAGTGTGATTGTGATTTTGTAAGTTCTGGACATACTGTAATAGACGGTAAAGTTTTATTAGGATATGAAGAAAAATGTTGTGAACCAATTGAAAAGCGAGGATTTGATAATGGTTATTGGGTATGGGAATATCCTGACTATTCGAAAAATTATATAATCGTAGCTGACGTTGCCCGGGGTGATGCAGCCGATTGGTCAGCATTTCACGTTCTAGAAGTTGAAACAGTAACTCAAGTTGCTGAGTATAAAGGCAAAATACCTCCTAAAGATTTTGGAAACATGTTAGTAACGGTTGCAACAGAATGGAACAATGCTTTACTTGCAATTGAAAATGCAAATATAGGTTGGGCTGCAATTCAGCCGGCATTAGACAGAAACTATGAAAACTTATTTTATACATATAAAGACGATGGATATGTAGATGTCGACATTCAACTTCAGAAAGGTTATGACATGAAAGATAAAACTAAAATGGTTCCTGGGGTGTCGACTACAAGCAGAACAAGACCATTAATGATATCTGCATTAGAAATGTATATGCGTGAAAATACTCCTGTTATACGTAGTAAACGACTCATACAAGAGCTATTTGTGTTCATATGGTTAAATGGTAAAGCACAATCACAAGTAGGTTATAATGACGATTTAGTAATGAGTTTTTGTATTGGACTTTGGTTACGAGACACATCTCTAAAATTAAGGCAACAAGGAATCGATTTAAATAAAAGAGCCTTATCGGGGTTTCAAAAATCTGATAATGTTATTTACACCGGAAAAAATAAACCAAAAGATTCTGGATGGGATTGGAATAACGGTGCAAATGAAGAAGGTTTAACTTGGTTATTATAATAATTGCTTGGATCTTTAAGTAGTTATATTTATAATAAAAGAAATACTATATGGCATCTTTAAGAAAACGTTTACAAAATTTGTTTAGTACCAATGTTATTGTACGAACTTATGGTAAAAACAAATTAAAAGTTGTTGACACAAACCGATTACAGTCTGTTGGTAATTTAGCACAATCCAAGTTAACAGATAGATATACTAGACTTCATGGCTCAAATAAACACAAAGTTGGAGGCGTTCACGGAGGCTATGACTCAAACTATTATATGCATCAGAATCGTGTACAATTGTATACTGATTATGAAATGATGGACCGAGACCCTATTATACATTCTGCATTAGACATCTATTCAGATGAGTCTACATTGGAAGATCAGTTTGGTGATATACTAACCATTAAGACCAATAACACCAAGATTCAAAAAATACTATACAATTTATATTATGACATCTTAAACATCGATTTTAATATGTGGGCTTGGATTAGAAACATAACTAAGTATGGTGATTTCTTCTTAAAACTTGACATTGCAGATGAAATTGGAATCATTAATGCTCGACCATTTTCTAGTTATGAAATAGAACGCTATGAAGAATATGATGAAGAGACTGGTGAATATAAAATTGAGTTTAAACACATTTCTGGGTATGATGAGTCATATGAAGTATATGAAATAGCACATTTCCGTTTGCTATCTGACTCAAACTTTTTACCATATGGTCGTTCTATGCTTGAAGGTGCAAGGCAAGAATTTCAAAAATTAACAATGCTTGAAGATGCAATGCTTATTCACAGAATAATGCGAGCACCGGAGAAGCGTATATTCAAGGTAGACATTGGAAACATACCTCCTAATGAAGTAGACACATTCATGGAACAGATCATCAACAAGATGAAAAAAATTCCTCATGTAGATCAAAAAACAGGTAACTACAATCTCAAGTTTAATCTTAATAATATGCTTGAAGATTACTTTTTGCCAGTGCGTGGAGGTAACTCACAAACACAGATAGACACTTTACCAGGTATGACATGGACCGGTACCGATGACATTGAGTATGTTAAAAATAAAATGATGGCTGCATTAAAGATACCAAAGCCATTTTTAGGGTATGACGAGGGCGTTGAAGGTAAAACTACATTGGCCTCCATGGATATTAGATTTGCTCGAACCATAGAAAGAATACAAAAAATAGTAATTTCAGAACTATATAAAATTGGTGTTGTGCATTTAGCAACACAAGGTTATGAAGGAGAAGATCTAATAGGATTTGACTTATCATTGACTGCACCGTCAATCATTTATGATCAACAAAAAGTTGCATTGATGAATGAAAAAATAAATTTAGCTAACACCATGAAAGACAGTAAATTGGTGTCAGATAAATACATATATGAGTTTATATTTAACATGTCCGAAGAACAATGGCTACAAGAACGAGTTAATGTTATTGAAGATCTAAAATTAAGATTCCGTCAAAATCAAATTGAACAAGAAGGTAACGATCCTACCATTACTGGAGTGTCATATGGTACGCCACACGACTTGGCTTCATTACATATGAGTTCGGATGAGGTAGAAGAAAAAGACGTAGGCGGACGACCTAAAGAAGGAATTAAATCTGGACAACATGCAAACGAATTTGGATGGGATCCAACTGGTAAGAAAACGTTGAGACAGGCATTTAATCCTGAAAATCAAAAAACTGCATTTCAACCAGATCCTAATAAAAGAAAACGGCCTATGACTGCAGAAGCACAAAAC